GTCTTCGTCATCGCCGCCCATGTCCATGTCCATGTCCATTGGGTCTGCTTCAACTTCAAACTCATCTAGATCAAAGCCTTCGTCAACTTCTTCGTCTTCGTCGTCGTCTTCGTCTGCTGTTTCGTCTAGGTCTTCGTCTGACTCATCTACTTCTTCGTCAGCTGCTTCTTCTACATCTTCATCAGATGCTTCTTCAACGTCTGTTTCGTCTTCTAGTAGTGATTCGTAAATATCTCTTGATTTTTCTACCACAATCTCGTGGAATAGCTCTTCTGCGCCATCCTTATCTTCATTGATAAGACGCTCAAGCATTTCTTCAAATTTGTTGCGATCTGCCATTTTTCAACTCCTATAAATGTTTGTACGCCTACAAGGCGTGGGCTGTCATATATTATTTAACAAAAACTACGTATATATAGAGGAAATAGGCTCAAAACGAGCCGTTTTATATGCAGATTATTAAATATTAAAGATTTTCTTAAAATCTTCAATACTTATATGCTCTAAGTTAGGTATTTTTTCAAACTCTTTAGGGATATAGTTTGGCTCCCCCAACACTCTTATATATCTCTTTTTACTAAATTTCTGGCAAGTTATACAAGTTTGTTTGAGCCAGTTACCGTGATAAGTTGCGCCATCATGTGGTTTTTTATAGTTAAAGGTTCCTGCATATAAGTTATTAACTTTTGTATTGTTTTCTAAGCCTACATAATCAAAACCTAAAATATAGATTTCATTATTTTTATGTTCACTTGCTAAGTGTAAAGCTGTCGGGCCACTACTCCATCCTTTACTTGGACTAAAATAACTAAACCCTGTAAACTTAGTAAATGCTTTGTTAGGATTTGTCCATACTTCGTGATTTTTTTGATAACCAGCTTTGTTTATTTCGATTATCATTTTAGTATCCACAGCAACTAGATAATCAGGTTCAAACTCCCTGTACATAGCATTGCAACCATATATTGTTCCGTAACTTTGTAAATGTTCTAAAGGAATACTAGCCCTACTATATCCATTTCCTATAACAAATGCAACTCCATTCTTTGGTCTAGGTTTACTAGTTGTAGGTATGGATTTTTTTGAAGATATGTGTTGAGCAGACTTTTCTTGAAGATCTTTTATTCTACGATCATTTGCTTTTTTCGCACGGCGCTCTTCGCGTATTTGCCGCCATTCTTCTTTTGTGTATTGAGACTTATCTACTTTTGCCAACTATTACACTCCGCCAGCCTCTGCATTCGCAGCAATGCCGTACATCTGCTTAACGAACTCAAGATCTCTCTTGCTTTCTTCGTTATGTAGTTCACTTGCTTTACGTATGCGATTAATCTGACGTAGTGTTAGTTTTGTTTTACGAGTATCACTTTTCTTTACAATAGAGTCATCTGAATCAGCCTCGTAGCGTTTATCGTCTACAGGATCAATAGTTTCTCTATCAAAGTAAAAAAGTTCTCTTAGTATCATGTTAGTATTTATACAGTTTGGTCCGTTGCAGGTGCTGCTGCTGCGCCACCTACTGGTTGATCAGTTGCACTTTCAGGTCCTGCGCCTGCGCCTGCATCTACAGGTGCTTCGCCTCCTTCAGCTTCGTCTTCGATTCCTCCTAGGTCAGTTCCTAGTGCAGCACTAGATACGCCTCCGCCTCTTAGTTCTGCTGCGGCATCTCCAGGGATTGGATCTAAGTTCTCGTCATTTTCTTCACGCCACATACGTTCGTTTTCTGCAAGTTCCTCTTCTGTTAGTCCTAAGAAACGCTTTAGTGCAAAGCGATTTGAAATATAAGGTATTGCTGCCATTTGTGTATAAGTTGGTACACGAGCATTATCAATCTCTGATTGACGGTATGCAGCAAAGTTTTGTGGTGGTTGAAACTTAAGATCAAACATTGCTGTATCAATGTTGATTCCTTTTTCTAGTAAGTAGCGTTTAAACTCTTGGCTAAACTCTTCTACAACTAGATTTTGTAGTCTCTCACAATAAGTGTTAAATCTTAACTCTTGGATGTAAGCAGTTCCGACTCTTCCGTCATTGTACTGGCTAGCACTGTCGTCAGCGCCGGTAGGTAGGTAACTGCTAGGAATTCGTAAACCACGTACGAGCTTATTAGTAAAATATCTAAGATCATCAATCTCTCCAAGATTAGTTCCTCCTGGTAATGTTTCAACCTTTGATCCGCGACCTTCTGCAGTCTGCGGGAAGAAGTAATCTTCGTTGATTGACAGCGGATTGTATGAACTGTCTATGACATTAGTGCCTCCGCCTGTTGACGATGGGATCCTTCTTTGATGGATTTCTGTCTTAACACGTTCTACAAACTGCATCGCTAAGTGCGATGGCATGTTACCCACATCAACGTAGAATACTCTGCGCTCTGGCGCACGTTGGACACGATAAATGATTATCGCATCTTCAAGCAGTTCTTTCTGCTTATAAACTTTAAAGATAGTTTCTAATAGACTGTTGCCAAATGGATAGTTGTTGTCTAATCCTTCTGATAAACTTAGATGAACTACGTGTTGTGCATCAATAGTTACTTCGTTATCATCTGTGCTAAATCTTGTACCACTTGAACTTGCTTGTGGCTGTCCTACCATTCCTCTAGCATTACCTTGAGGCATATAATCTGTGCCATAACCTCTACCACCTGGGCCACTACCTGTAGTGTACGGTGTAGTTGCTACCATTTCTTTGAAGTTAAGATTTATATTCTTAACAACATATTGTTCTGGTGTTTTGCCTTCTGATTCGTTTACAATAATACGTGTTACGTTTGCAGGATCAATATGAAACCATTTCTTAGTTTCAGGATCTCTTACAAAAAACTGATCGCCATATTTAAATGAATTTCTTAGTATACGGAATATTCTTGTTTCAAACTTTTGTAACTTACACCATTGTTGTAAGTACTGTTGAATAATTTGTACTTCTGAGTTTGTTGCTTGCTGTTTAAAATCAATAAGAAATGGTGTTTCGTTTCTTTTATTTTTTTGTGTGCAAAACTCTGCAAGAATATCTAGTGCAGCATTTACTTCTGAATCCATATCCATAGTATTATACTGGCCGTAGCGTTCAATACGATTTGGTGTTCCTGTATATACATCTGGTAAGAAAGATGAATAGTTGCTTTTAGCAGGACCAGCTAAACCTCCACGATTACTTCCAAGAGGACTATATGATCCGTCTATGTTATCTCCTGTTGGCACAGGTGTAAAATATTTTTTCCAACTCATGTTCTTTCCATCATGTTCTACTTACATAGCCGCCCGCTAAGTTGCCACTTGTGATTGCTTGTGTATTCTTTTCTACTTTTGTATTGATGTCCTTTACTTCGCCTAGTATTTGTAACATTGCTTGCATAGTACTATTTAACGATTCTATGCCAGCTGCACTACCACTACTGGACGTACTGATGCCATTTAATAGTTCACCTGCATCTGCTCTACTAGTCATTAGCGTATCGTTGTCTTGTTTTAATTCGTCATTTAATCTATCAAGAGCTTCTGTTAATCCTTCAATAGCTTCAGTATACTCAATAATGGGAGTTTTGTCAAGATCTACTTCTGTAAATCCAGACAATGCTCCTGCCATTGTGCGTATAGCATTAGCATTTGTAGTTATTTGTTCAGTGTTAAGTTGCATTTCACCAAACTCTTTAACCTGTTCAAGAGGAGTATCAGCGCCAAAGAAACTTGCAATAGCATTACCTATTGCACCTATAGCATTTCCTGCGCCGCTTGCGGCTGCTCCGCCTCCTGCTACAGCCATTGCAGAACTAAATGCTGCCATTGCTTCTGCGTTTTGTTTTACTTTTGCTGTGTCAATATCATAACTTGCAAACTTAACCATATCTTCAAAGATATCGTCTGTAGTGTCGCCACCAAATAGTGCTCCAATACCGCCTGCGATGCCACTTACTAAACTACCTAATCCTTCAGCAGCACTTGCTCCTCCTGCTGCTGCCATTGCTGTACTAAATGCAACCATTGCTTCAGCATTTGTTTTTACTTTATCTGCATCAATATCTGCATCTGCAAAACGTTTTACTTTGTCTAAAGGATCTTCAGCACCAAATAGTTTTCCTATTCCTTCAGTAATGCCACCTACTAGTGCGCCTAGTCCTGCAACTGCTGAACCTGCGCCAAATGCTACCATAGCACCACTTACTGCTAACATACCTACGGCTGCTGATTTTAGTTTGTCTCCGTCTATAGTTTCAAAACTTTTAATACCTTCAACAAGTGTTGGAAGTGCTTTACCTAGCAACCAACTTGCGCCTGCAATAGCACCACCAATAACAAGTATTACACCTGCTACTACTGCTGCACCAATAGCAACTTGTGGATTAGCAAATGCTTTTAGTCCGCCTGCGATGCCTTTTAGTATGCCGCCACCTAGGTTTCCTAGTCCTTTACCAATGCCGCCGCCTGCTGCTGCTGCATTTTTTCCAAGAGCTGCGCCTGCTCTAGGAGCAGCTCTTCTAGTATTACCTCCTGCAACAGGTGCTTCACCACCTCCGAATATACTTGCAAGTTTATTTTCAATACCACGACTTGCTGCACCTGCTACACTGCTTACAACTGCTTTTGCAGCTAACAATCCACCAATTCCTGCAACTAGTGCAGCAATAACACCTTTGTTTTCCCAAAGTCCGCCTAGTCCGTTTGTTATAGCTGTAGTGATTGCATCAAACCATTTACCTTCTTTAAACAAGTTGACAACTTCAGTTAATCCTTCTCCAAAGCCTTGCAGTAGATCAGCAAATGCCGTTAATCCTATCTGTATAGCATCTAGCACACCACTTTCTAGTAGTGCCTTGGCTAGTGCTCCTCTGATCTCTTTCATTCTATCATCAAAGGTTGTCATTGTTTGTGTTAGTTCGTCAGTTTGTTTTTGTTGCGCTTGCATTTCTGTTAGATTTCTGCTTCCAACATCTAATAGTTTTGTTGCATCATCTAAGAAATCAGCCATAGGATCGCCTGCTGCTCTCATCTGTTGGATTATTCTTGCTCTGGCAGTTGCATCTGCTCCTGCAAAGTTTTCAAGTGCTCCACCTGCGTTTTTAAATGCATCTAACATAACCTGTGGATCAGCACCCTGTCCTATTTGTTTCATTGCATCTAAAACAGCAGGTCCTGACTGTCCTAGAATACCTAAAAGTTTACCTGCTTCTTCTGTTGGATTGCCAGTTAACATACCTTTAAGTGCTTCAGCAGTTGACCCGCCTATTTCATCTAGTAATCCCATACTTAATTGCAAGTTATTAAACTGTTCTGATCCTTCTTCAAACTGATTTAAAAGTGTACGTACAACACTGTCTTGTGCTTGTGCTGCAAGTGCCTTTTCAGCTTCTTCTCTTGTTTTTCCTGTAACTTTTGCTAGTCTGTCAATCTGCATCATATAGTTTGCACTACTTACTGCAAGATCTTTTGTGCTTCTGCCTTGTAATCTACCCATTCTAGCTTGTAAACTAATATAGTCACCCATACCTTCGTTTACTTCTTCAATAGTAAATCCCATATTTTTTAACTGTGAAAAGTCGCCAGTAGCTTTAAGATTCTTGTTCATTGCAGCAAATCTGTTTACACCTTGCTGCACTGTTCCGCCTAATGATGCAAGTGCTTGTGAATTACTAGAAACAAAACTAGCCATTTCACCTAGATTAAGTTCTAAGTCTGCTGCTGTTCCTAGCATTTGTTCAATGCTGTTGCCAAAACTTGCACCAGTAGAACTTAAACTTCTAAATGTTCCTACTGAGTCATCTAAAAATCCTGTAAGTGATCCTAAGTATCCACCAACTAGCGGAATATGTTTTGCAAAGTCGCTTATATTATCGCCGCCGCGTAAAAACTCGTTTGATAATCCTACGATACTTCCGACTGTTTGACCTAATGCAGTTTTAAATGCACCAAGTGCTATAGTTCCAAGTTTGATATTTGCAGTGTTGTCGCTAACCGCTGCGGTGTTAATTTTTGTACCATCAGTGTTTGCTTTAGTAGCATTAGTACCTTTAGTAAGTGTTTGATTGTATAGAGCTTGTACTTTTGAACCTTGGCCGCCGCCTTTGCCTTGCTCTCTTGCTAGTTTTTCAACAGCCGCAACGAGTTTCGCAAGCGTTTCTTCACTTGCAACGGTTCCGCCATTGCCAACGTTACTGATTTCGACTTCTTCTGCCACTTATAAAAATCCAAGTTAAGTACGTACATAAATAATATGATACATACTATTATAATGTATTTATACGGAGACAAAGATGGCAGAATTTAACCCAGAACAGTTTTCAGGAAACTTTGAGCAAAACCCTCTAAGAAAGTACTTTAGACAGCCAAAGATACATATTCCTTTGCCAAGCAAAGGACAATATTACCCTGAAGGTTCTATTGAAATGCCAGAAACAGGTGAAGTTCCAGTTTTTGCAATGACTGCAAAAGATGAACTTACTATGAAAACACCAGATGCACTATTAAATGGAGCAGCAACAGTTGACGTTATTAAAAGTTGTGTTCCTGCAATCAAAGATCCATGGAAGATGCCTACACTTGATCTTGATGCTCTTTTGATTGCAATAAGGATTGCTACCTATGGCGAAACAATGGAGATTTCAACTCCTATACCTGGTACAACTGAAAGTAGAAAGTTTGATGTTGATCTTAGAAAGATTTTAAACAAACTTGTTTCGGCAACTTATATTGACACTGTAACAATGAATGAGTTAACAGTGTATACTAAACCTTTAACATATAGAGAGTTTACACAAACTAGTTTAAAAACTTTTGAAGAGCAAAGAGTATTTGCTATCATTAACAATGACAACATGTCAGACGAAGAAAAAATTGACAAGTTTGGAGAAAGTTTTAAAAAACTTACAGATCTTACTGTAAAAGTTCTTAACAAAAGTATTGCAAAGATTATTGTAGGCGACACCGAAGTAACTAATCAAAAACACATTGATGAGTTTATGGAAAACAGTGACAAAGAATTTTATAAGTTTATAATGGATCACCTTGAAGAACAAAGAAAAATGTTTGAGATAGAACCGTTAAAAGTTACTAGTACAGAAGAAGATCAAGCAAAAGGTGCTCCTGAAGAATGGGAAGTTCCCATTACATTTGATTCATCAAATTTTTTCGGATAAGGATCTTATCTCTGAGCGTGGATGAGATCCTAGCAATAGTTAAAGAATACGAAGGCGAACAGAAAGAGCTCAAAAATGAATGCTTTAAACTTACGTGGTTTATGCGAGGTGGAGTATCTGTTGACGAAGTGTTTACTTTAAGCTATGAAGATAGAAGTATTATTTCCGAAATAATCAAAGAAAATCTAGATACAACTAAAAAAACTGGACAGCCTTTCTTTTAGGCTGTCGTTTTTGGCTTAGGTGCTACTGTTCCTGGCTTGGCAATACCTGCTTTAGGTTTATTTTGTGCTGCTGGTAATGCTTGAGTACCTTTTGCTCCTGCTTGTTTAGCAACTTGAGCATCCTTAGTACCTGCTTTTACACCTTTACTGCTGATTTGATCTAGCACCATTGCCATTACATCTGGTCCTGCTGCTTTGACTGCATCACGTACAGGGTCAATCTTAGGATGCGGTAGCCCCATATCTACAGTAGCTTGTACACCAACTGTGCGTCCTGTATCAAGATCAGTGTATAATGCACCTTCCCATCTGTACTGCTTTCCGTCTTTGCCTTTTACAACATCACCTTTTGCAACTGTTTTAGT